CACAGCCCTACGTTGAAGAAGGTTTTGCAGCTTTAGATCGTACCCCAGAATGGTTTCAATGGGCCATGTACGCATCAATAGGGGCCTCTTTTGGTATTCGTGGAATAAAAGGTATTAAGAAATGATCATAGAAGAATTAAGAAAAGAAATAGAAATCGATGAAGGATGCAAGTACGAAATCTATCTCGATCATCTTGGTTTGCCTACTTTTGGTATTGGCCACCTCGTTTTGGATTCTGATCCTGAGAGCGGAGCAGAAGTCGGAACTCCTGTATCAGAAGATAGAGTGTCAGAGTGTTTTGATAAAGATGTACACACAGTGCTTTCCGACTGTGAAAAACTGTACGAAGACTTCTCCGAACTCCCTGAAGAAGTGCAAAGAATTATTGCAAACATGATGTTTAATATGGGCTACCCAAGGCTAAGTAAATTTCGTGGAATGAAAGCAGGGGTAGATGCTAGAGACTGGAATAAAGCCGCAGATGAGATGGTCGACTCACGTTGGTATAAACAAGTAACTAACCGTGCTGAACGTCTCGTTCAGCGGATGAGATCGGTCTAATACTCAACTCATAACCCATATTACCTAACACTTTATTAAAGTTTTCTAAAGTAGGCTGACGCTGTTTAGCTTCCCAAGTGTATACTGTAATAACAGCTACACCTGTACCGTCACTTACCTCTCTTTGTGAATACCTGTGTTTCGTTCTAAGGGTTTTAAACTCATCAACTAAATCAGCCATTTCTTCCAATCTTCTTCCAATACTTGTGTTGCGATGTTAATCTTTTGACGTAGCGCACTTACTATTTTTTCATCTACAGTTTTACTTGCTATTAAGTCAACGTAGGTTACATTATTATTCTGGCCGATGCGGTGCGCTCGGTCCTCTGATTGTAATCTTACTTCAAGATCGTAACTGTTACTATAATAAATTACTGTAGATGCGGCAGTAAGAGTTAACCCGTAACCACCAGTACGGGGCTGTCCTACAAAAAACCTTAGACTATCGTCTTCTTGAAAACGCCTAACGATTTCTTGTCTTTGTTCACCGTCCGTATCTCCGAAATAAGTCTCAACGGTACTCGAACCATAGACCTTGGTTATTTCATTTTTAATTGCTAATATATCGTGTCGATAGTTTGCCCAGATTATCGCTTTGCCATTTAGTTCTTCTAACACTAACATTAGTTCAGTTATACGACTATTCGCTAATTCGACGATATTACCATCGTCTGTCGTAATAAACCCACAGCTAATTTGATGTAGACGAAGTAGTTGAGTAATAACTGCGTTAGCAGTAACTAACTCCATATCGCCTAATAGTGCAACAGCAGACTTTTTCATCTGGTTATAAACATTCTTCTGTTCAGGAGATAATTCAATATCACGTTTCGTATAAATCTTATCTGGTAAGTCTAAACACTCTTCTTTAGTTACTCGATACGAATAAGGTCTAATAGAATCAGTTAGTTCATCAAGATTCCTAAATCCAAGTATTTGATTGTATTGGTGCGACCCTGCGTTACGTCTTATCATATCTGCATAACGAGTACAGAAAGCATAATAAGATTTAAAACCAAGAAGTTTTTCTCCAAGAAACTGAAACTGAGCAAATAAATCTAAAGGTGTTTTCGTAATCGGAGACCCTGTAAGAATCCGTTTATAAGCGCAAAGTTTGGCTAAACGTATGGCTGCTTTTGTTCTTCTAGCCTTATGGTTTTTTATAACCGTAGACTCATCTATAACTATTAATGTCCTACCACCATGTGACTTTATAAATTTAGTCGCTACCTCTTCTGCTTTACCGCTGGATAAAGCCTCAATATTCATTACAAATATATGTAAGTTATCGTCGACTTTCCATATACTACGAATAGCATCTTTATGTTTATTAGTAAGCGGAGAAGCCCAATAAGCAAGTTTATATTTAACTTCATCTGATAAATGTGCTGGTATTTCTTTTTCTACCCAGTTTTTATAAACACCTTTTGGAGCAAAAATCAATACAGAATTAATTAAATCTCTTTTATCTAAATATGAAATTGTATCAATTAAAACTTTAGACTTACCTGTACCCATATCCATGAGTAAAGCAAAAGATTCACTATCGCACGATGCTTCGAGCGCAGACAGTTGATGAGCATAAGGTTTTGTTTTAAAAGTGAAATCAACCATTAATTTCCCCTAGTAATTCTTACCTATATAATATAGTATAAATTTATAGTAAAGCTCAAGAAAGGAATAAGAGTTGACTACACAGGGTTATTCTTCTGCTGAAAAAATTTATAACGTTCGTATGGCTGGTCGCATTCGCAGACTACATATACGGCCTATGAACGGAGATGAACAAAACGTTGCGGCTCATACTTGGGGCGTAGCGATGATTCTTCTTGACCTTTTTCCTGATGTATCTAGAGAGGCTCTCGTTTTTACACTACGACATGATGTTCCAGAAGTTGTTACAGGGGATATTCCAGCTAACGTAAAGTGGGATAATCCTGAAATAGAAGAAACGTTGCAGAGAAGAGAAAAAAGGTTTTTAAAAGATATGGGTTGGCAACAAGAACATAAAGGTGCGCCATCTTATGATCGTGAAAATCTTTATATACGAATAGCGGATAGAGTTGAACTGTTATTCTTTTGTTTTGAACAAATATACATGGGTAATTCTATGTTATTAGATGTTTGTCAAAATGTAGGAGAAAAAATATTAGACGATGTTGAGTTGCTTGATAAGGAATATCGTCCGATAGTTACAGACTACATCGACCAGTACAATGTTTATCTAGCAAGTAATTTTAGTAAGGAAAAACACTTCACACACGGCGGTTTATCATAATGTCATATGTTCTATCATACGATAGTTGTTAAAATAAAACAAGACGTTAACAACAGTATTATGATATTATGAGATTATGACGAGCTTTATCAGGTAATTAAACTTTTAAAACTAGCCACAGCACTATAGGCTAAAAATAGGAGGCATTTATGCCGAGAGTATATCTTGTTCAGCAAGGTGCATTTAACCTCACTCCAGCAAAGAAGTGGGGTAGTGTAAGGGTATTAATGCCGCCAATGGTACAAATGTTATTTGACGACCCTCTTATAGTTGATCAAATAGCTGATGGGTTACAAGACATAAAGCCAGAGGATTATCTTCTTTTGGCTGGAGATCCCGTCTTGATAGGTATCGTAACCGCAATAGCGGCTGATATGCTTGATGGCGAGATAAACCTGCTCAAGTGGGATAGGCAGGAAAAAGTATATCTCCCACTTCATCTTAGTCTTTATGGAGCAGTTAATTGAATAAAGACACTTTTCTCGATGACATCCTCGGGGGCGAGGCAATAAACTCCCTAGCAGTCGAGGCTACCGATGGTGAAATCCGTCGCATAGCTGAGTTGGCTAATAAACAACTCGATCTTGAGCGAAGCGTAGCGTCGCTTGAGGAAACGCTGAAAGCAGAAAAAGAGAAGCTCCGTGTTGTACAAGAACACGATCTTCCTGATGCTTTAGCCGAAGCTGGTATTTCAGAGATGAAATTAGCAGACGGCTCTAGGGTAAAAGCTGAACCCTTTGTAAACGCCCACATTAGTAAAGCGAATGTAGATAAAGCTCACGAATGGCTTATCAACAACGGTTTCGGTGAACTAATAAAGCGTGAGGTTGTAGCTAAATTTGGTCGAGGCGATAATAAGTTTGAAAAAGCTAAAGCGGCTTTGATAGCTGAAGGTATTGTTCCCGACACAAAAGAAGCTGTTCATCACCAGACGCTCAAAGCATTTGCAAAAGAACAAATAGAAAAAGGTACGGATATACCTGAAAAATTGTTCGGTTTGTACTCTGGGTTTAAAACTAAAATCTCTAAATAGGAGGCCAGTATGGCTACAAAACAAGTCGCTGTTAAACAGCAATCATCCGCAGTTGCAGTAGTCGATGACGATCTGCTTAATCTTGGTACAGGTCTGGAGGATACATCCTCTGACGATTTTGCCATTCCGTTTCTTCAGATGCTTCAGGCTCTTAGCCCACAGCTAAATAAAAACGATGGTAAATATATCAAAGGTGCTGAGCAAGGTAACATCTATAACACTGTCACTGGAGATGTTACCGATGGTGACGAGGGCTTAATTGTTGTTCCCTGTTACTACAATAAAAAGTATCTTGAGTGGTCACCTCGTGAAAGCGGTGGTGGTCTTGTGAATACACACGATAGCCGTGATATCCTTGCGCAGTGTGTAAAGAACGATAGGGGTCAGTTTGTTCTCCCTAATCAAAACTATATAGCTGAGACGGCTCACTTCTACGTTATGATTTGTAACGAAGACGAAACTGAATGGACGCAAGCGGTAATAGCTATGACATCTACTCAGCTTACGAAAGCTCGTAAGTGGGTAAGTCAGATGAAACAGCGGAGAGCACAAAACTCTGCAGGAGCTATGGTCGAAGCACCTATGTTCTTGTTTAAATATCGGCTTAAAACCGTAGCTGAGCAAAACGATCGTGGTTCTTGGTACGGTTGGTCTATCGGCTTAGAGGGTCAGGCTAGTAATAAAGCTATGATCCTCGAGGGTGCTAACTTCCTCAAAATGATTAAGTCTGGGGATGTACAAGCTAAAAATCCTGATGCAGATGGTGCTGTAGAAGATACAGACAACTCTGCTCCTTTCTAAATATAAATCGAGGGGGCGGTGTATCACTGCCCCCTTTTCTCTCCATTAGAAAGGATAAGGTATGACAACTAAAGATTTTGCTGAATTATTTTCAGGATTGCGATTAGCTTATGGAAGTTACCGACCAAATGAAGACAACGGTCCAGGAAAACAAAAAGGACAGTACAGGGTTGTATCTGAAGATATTGACGATGATCGTCTTATTGAACTTTGGGATAACCATTTACGTGGGATTGAAAGTCTTGGCATCGTCCCCATTAGAGAAGATAATTCATGCGTGTGGGGTGCTATTGACATCGATACATACCCACTTAAACACGATGCTTTAGTTGAACGATTAGTAAAGCGTAACGAATTACCTTTCGTTGTTGCACGTTCAAAGTCTGGCGGTGCGCACGTCTTTTGTTTTGTTTCTGAACCAGTGTCTGCATCAACGATGCAAACTAAATTAAAAGAAATAGCTTCTGCACTTGGTTATGGAACGGCTGAGATTTTTCCAAAACAAACGAAGCTTTTGTTAGAAAAAGGTGATCGTGGGAATATTTTAAACATGCCCTACTTCGGAGGTAGTTCTTCAACAAGATACTGCCATAATGACGATGGCGAGGGTATACTCGATTTAGATGAATTTATAACGCATTGTAAATCTAAACAGATAACGAAACGTGAGTTAGAAAACCTTACAGCAAAAGCCATAAATACCGCTGACTCAGATCCTGATCTCGAAGGCTCACCACCGTGTTTACGTTCGCTGTGTGTTATGGGCTTTCCAGAAGGCACACGAAATAATGGTTTATTTGATTTAGGTGTGTTTGCTCGTAAGAAGTTTCAAGATAATTGGGAACGTAAAGTTGAAGAATTTAATTTCAAGTATATGAAACCACCACTAGGTGCGCAGGAAGTATTAACCGTTATCCGTGCTTTGAATAATAAAGACTATCAGTATAAATGTAACGACCAGCCTATAGCTGCATTTTGTAATTCTTCTATCTGCCGTACTTGCGACTATGGTGTGGGTTCGTCAGGTGGTATGCCTCAGTTTGGTAATCTACAAAAACAGGATTCTACACCACCGATATGGTTCTTAGACGTAGAGGGTCATCGTATAGAACTGACTACTGAAGAATTACAAAACCAAACTAAGTTTCAAAGACGGTGTATGGATGCTCTTAATTTTATGCCTCCAAGCCAAAAACAAAATAATTGGAGAAACATTATACAGCAGTTATTGGACGCTGTGTCGATTATCGAAGTGCCAAAAGATGTATCGGTAGAGGGTCAGTTTGAAGAACTGTTAGAAGCGTTTTGTACAGAGCGAGCGCAAGCTCAAAATCGAGATGAAATATTACTTGGTAAACCTTGGACAGAAGAAGGCAAAACATATTTTAGGTTAAAGGATTTACTTGAGTATTTTAGTAGGCAACAGTTTAGAGAGTATGGGAGAAACCACATTGCCGCTAGATTACGAGAAATGGGCGGTGATCACCACTTTTTTCATATTAAAAATAAAGGCGTAACTGTTTGGTACATTCCTGAGTTTGCTTCTCAAGACAGCGGTTACGACCTTCCAGATATGAAAGATGAGCCGTTTTAATGTCTAGAGACCCCAGCACATGGTCAATTATTCTTGGTCCACCAGGAACGGGCAAGACTACAACTATTTTAAATTTGATAGAAATGGAAATGGAGCGTGGTACACCACCTGATCGTATAGGTTACTTCGCATTTACGAAAAAGGCTTCGGAAGAAGGTCGTGACCGTACGATAGAACGATTTGGTTTACACGAAAAAGAAGTTCCAAATTTTAGAACGCTACATTCTTTATGTCACCGTATGCTAGGCTTATCACGTTCTTCTGTTCTTAACGGTACATCTATAAAAGAGTTTAACGACATTATGGGTCTGCGTTTATCTTCTACAGTATCTTTAGAAGAGGGATCAGTATCCTTATTATCAAAAGATGATAGGCTAAGTTTTATTGAGGGTTTGTCTAGGTTACGTTGTGTTTCGTTACGAGAACAATGGCATGAACATTACGATGAAGATATAGATTGGTTTGCTTTAGAACGTTTCCAAAAAGGGTTAGCTCATTTTAAAGAAGCGAGGGGTCTACATGATTTTACAGACATGTTAGATTTATGTGTACGCAAACAACTTGCACCTAAATTAGATGTAATGTTTGTTGACGAAGCGCAAGACCTCAGTCCATTACAATGGCGATTAGTAGAACTGCTTGCAGAAAATTCTGAGCGAGTCTACATCGCTGGCGATGACGATCAAGCCATTTTTAGATGGGCAGGGGCAGACGTGGAACACCTCGTTTCGATCAGCAAAGAAAACGCTCGTGTCTTGGATCAAAGTTATCGCATTCCTAGAACTGTTCATAAAATAGCTGACTCCATAATACGCCGTGTCAAGACACGCACAGATAAAACTTGGAATGCGAGGCATGAGGAAGGCAAGGTCATCAGCGAAGCAAGTTTCGAGCATGTAGATCTCTCCTCTGGTGAGTGGTTAATCTTATCACGTTCTAACTATTTATTAAATGAAATAGACGCACATTGTAGAGGTCTTGGTGTATATTTTGAAAGAAAAGGAACGCCATCTATTTCTGAAAAGAAGGTAAAAGCAGTACAAAACTGGGAAAGGTTAAGACGAGGTGATTTGCTTTATCCCGAAGATGCTACGTCAGCTATCTCTTTTATTAAAGAATCAAAGAAGAAGGTCTTTGAGCTTCTCGACCCGACGACGCAACTTACGTTAACAGAAGTACAACAAAAAGCACAGTTAGGTGAGCCAAGGATTTGGCACGATATGTTTGATGCGCTTTCTGTTCAAGAGCGTAGTTACATTCTTTCAATATTAAGACGAGGTGAAAAGATAACAAGAAAACCTCGCATCGGTTTATCTACAATACACTCAGCAAAAGGGGGAGAAGCTGATAACGTATTGTTGTTAACTGATATCCCACATAGAACTTGGAAAAGTTTCGAAAAGAACCCTGATGATGATACACGGGTCTTTTATGTCGGACTAACAAGAGCAAAACAAAACTTGCATATCGTTCAGCCAATGACCACTAAATACTTCCCACTATAGATTATTTTGTACTTGCTTTCGCACTATATCTAGTCTAGAATCTTTAATATAGTAAGATAGATGGAGGGTATAGTGCCTCAGTCATTTAAAGCTGGAGAAGGACATGGTGGTTGGATACAGTATGCCCCAGACAGCTGGCGATGGGATCCATCTATAACACACAAACAGACCGAGAAAGACTGGTATATGCACTGGCCTAAAGGTCAAAAACTCAAGGAGACAGAAGTGTCTAATGTCGATCCATTTTCTTCTGAAGAGATTGTAAAAGACCTCAATGCGATAGAAGATAAAAAAGCTAAGAAAGCTCAAAAAGCTGAGGGTAAAAAATCAACGTCTCGTTTGTCTTCTGATAAGCAGATTGTTTATGTTAAGCACCCAGAAAAAGGTGCAAGACAGATGCTTCTTATGTTAGATAAGCTCAAACAGTTTGGGGGCGGTATTCGCTTAGACTTGTTTTGGGATAAGTTAGAGGGTGAGCTTCCGACTAAACAGTCTGTAGAGCGTGTCTATAAACACTATCACCGTGAGATGGTCGACAAAGGATACATTCGTGTTCTTAGCTAATCTCACAGTGCAGGAAAGGGCGGTCACACTGGAGGTATTCGTTATCTCTAAACTCGCCGTCCTTTCCACCTTTTTAACTTTGGAGTAATGAATGGCATCTATTAGGAAAAAAATTGCGGTAAACGCAAATAATTCGAAAAACACTCGCATGGATATTGCAGGTGCTGGTACGCTTGCTAACTGGCGACCAGATGAACTAGCTCACATCAGCCGCTTTTGTAAAATGGCACAGTTGATTATGGATAGGGCTAAACAAGAAGGCCGACCACAAGACATTCTTGAAATAGGTTGTGGTGAGGTTTGGACACTTCGTTATTTATATAAAGCGTTTGTATCTCGTAAAGAAGAAATAGTTAACAGTTACACAGGCATAGATATTGACCCAGCTTGTCTTGTAGATTGGTGGGTAGACGACGATCAAGACGTAACCGACCATCAGTGGTTTAAAACTATGACTGGTGGTAACGGTCGTATTGTTCTTCAGGATTTAACAACTAATCCTGAACCTCCAGTTGAAGACGAATCTATGGATGTCTTTATGACTACAGAAGTAATCGAACATATGGGGAGACAGTTCATTGAACCTTGGATCGAAGCATCATGGCGTAAACTGCGTCCGAACGGCATTGCGTATATCTCGACGCCGAACCACGATGGGTCAAACGATAAACTCCCAAAAGACCACGTCTACGAGTGGGGATACGAAGAACTCAAAACCCTCCTTGAAAAATACTACACCATTGAAAGACACTACGGGACGTTTACGCAAATGAATAACTTCAAACGTAACCACCGTGCTAATTTAAGATGGCCTCAACATGTAATAGATGATATACAAGGACGCTTTGATAAAAATTGGTCTCGTGTTATATTAGCTACAGCTTATCCAGAAACAGCTAATAACTGTAATTGGATTTTAAGGAAAAAAGTATGACACCAGAGGCACGTTTCTTTTGGTGGATAGAAGAACGCCATCGTATCTTTGAAAAAAGAAAACGAGGGCTTTCTCGGGATTGGTGGACCGAAGACGAGATCCTCCGAACTTATCGGTTCACCAATCCTTATCGAGAAAACGATAGAACAACTGTTTGGTTTCGTGAAAATATTCGTGACCCATTAAAAGACGACAATAAAGTTTTAATGGCTACTGTTATTTTTCGTTGGTTTAATCTAATTCAAACAGGCGAAACGCTTGTAAAAAATAACTTGCACATCCAGTGGGATTCTGAATTAGCTAGGCAAGAGATAAAGAAACAAGACCAGTATGTTACTGGTGCATACATAATTAAAACGCCTGATGGTAAAGATAAAGTAGATGGTGTTATCTGGTGTATCGAACAGATACTTAAAGAAGAAAACAGGTTAATTAGCCGATTTATAGAATGCCCACGATTAGAGATGGCATGGGAGATATTTCAAGACTATCCATATCTTGGTGCATTTATGTCTTACGAGCTTGTAACAGATTTACGTTGGACACACTTCTTTCAAAACGCAACTGATATAATGCGTTGGGCTAATGCTGGTCCAGGAGCGATGCGAGGGTTAAATCGTATTCATGGTCGTGATTTAAACTATAAACGTAAATCACATAACTGGAACACAGAAATGTACGAGTTGCTTCAAACGTCTAAAGATTATTTAGGTGAGTGGATGCCTAAATTAGAAATGCGTGAAATAGAACATAGTTTATGTGAGTTTGATAAATATGAGCGTGTGCGTAACGGAGAAGGGAGACCAAGAGGTAAATTTCCATGAAAGTAATTAGAGAAAGAAATATTAATGGTGTTTTTAATATTGCTGTTATGAACCTACGAGTAACCCACAGCTTAATAGAAATGGATTCTCGTAATGGTAAAGTATATATGTTTCCTGAACCTGTAACCTCGGTTTATAAGAGACCGAATGAACGTGTGTTGTTTAGTCCAGAAAGAAACTGTAATCCTTTTTTCCATTTTATAGAGGGCTTATGGATGTTAGCTGGTCGTAACGACTTAGAAACATTAACAGAGTTTGTTCCGAGGATGGCAGAGTTTTCTGATGATAACGTTCTTGTAAACGGTGCTTATGGTTATCGTTGGCGCACATGGTTTGGTCGAGATCAGTTAAAAGAAGTTATTCAAATGTTGTTAGCTAACCCATTAGATCGTCGTGTTGTTTTACAGATGTGGGATGCTACTAAAGACTTTACTTCTGATTCAAAAGATGTGCCTTGTAATACACAAGTCTTTTTTAAGTGTCGTCCTATTACACATCAAGATGATTATGTTCTTGATATGACTGTAACTAACCGTTCAAATGATATGATCTGGGGAGCTTACGGTGCAAATGTTGTACATTTTTCGATGTTACATGAATATGTTGCCGCATTCACGGGTTATCGTATTGGACATTATTATCAGGTAAGTAATAACGCTCACGTATATGACAATGTTTGGTCTAAGTTAGAACCAAAGTTACCGCAAGGATATCCTGTTGATCCATATGAAGCGTTCCATCTTAAACCATACCGATTGGTAGATGATGCACATTTTTTTAACGATGAGTTAGCTGAATTTTTTAACTGGTTTCATAACGGTAGTGATCATAAAAACTATAGAAATCCATTGTTTACTGAAGTAGCTATGCCTTTAGTTGAAGCATGGTGGCTTTATAAAGGTGGTTTAAATATAGAAGCAATATCTGTTGCTAAAAGAATACAAGCGGAAGATTGGAGAAAAGCCTGTGTCGAGTGGATCGAAAGAAAAATCTGAAATTATATATACTGTTGGTTGTCTTGCCGCAGAAGATGTAGATAAGTTAGACCTAGCTGAGCAGTCCTATGGTGACAGCTGGAAACAACGTGGTGGTATCGGGGCGTTTATGATGGCGGCACGTAAATGGGATCGGTTAGAAAAACAGGTAACAGCACACGGTTACGATATCTTTAAAGCTATGCAAGCAGATACTAGACCTGAAGGCATCTTAGACGATATACGAGACCTTAGACGCTATCTATTTCTAATAGATGCAGAAATTTGTAACAGGGGTAGTCAACGTGACTAATAATATAGTAAGCTCAACGCAGACAAAAACTGCAAAGAAGCAAGCTATGCCAAAGAACCCTCTCCAACAACCTTTGTTTTCTCCCGATAGTGATTGGACACCACCAGAAGTCCTTCCTGATTTAAAAGGGGCTAAAGAAATATGTATCGACTTAGAAACTTATGACCCCTCTTTAAAAGAGCGAGGGGCTGGTTGGGCAAGGAGCGATGGTCATGTTGTAGGTTATGCTGTAGCCACTTCTGATTGGTCTGGCTACTTACCTGTTAAACATGAAGCAGGAGGAAACTTAAATGCAAAACTTGTTAAGAAATGGTTACAGGATCAAATTAATAACGGTGCGGATATTATTTGCCATAACGCTTCTTACGATATTGGGTGGATGCGTAGGGAAGGTATCGAGTTGCGTGGAAACAGACTCATTGACACTATGGTGTCTGCCCCTCTCATAGATGAAAACAGATTTAGTTATGCGTTAAACGCTTTAGGTAGAGAATACTTACAAGAACGAAAAGACGAAACATTACTACGAGATGCCGCTGAAGCATGGAGCGTAGATGCAAAAGGCGGTCTACATCATCTACCGCCTATGTATGTAGGACCATATGCAGAACAAGATGCTTTGTTAACTCTAAAGCTGTGGGAGTGGCAAAAGGGTGAGATGACACGGCAAGACTTATGGTCGATCTTTGAACTTGAATCTTCGATTACTCCTTTACTTATAGAGATGCGATGGAGAGGTGTACGAGTAGATTTAGATAAGGCAGAAGAATTATCTAAATGGTTTCGTGCAAGAGAGGAAGCCGCCCTTCATCAAATAAAGAAACTTTGTGGGCGCAATGTAGAAGTCTGGGCAAACAAATCTATTCAACAAGCGTTTGACTCACTTAATTTAACTTATCCCAAAACTGCACTTGATGCACCTTCGTTTCAACAGTCGTGGCTTGAAAACCATGAACACGATATGCCTAAGTTGATTGTAGAAGCTCGGAAGATGAATAAGGCAAGGACTACATTCATTGACGGAATGATTATGTCTAACCAAGTTGATGGACGTATCCACGCAGAGCTACACCCACTTCGCTCAGACGACGGAGGAACGGTGACTGGACGGTTTAGCTACTCTAACCCTAACTTGCAACAAGTTCCCGCCAGAGACCCTGAGATCGGCACGAAAATACGTTCTTTATTTATACCTGAGGAAGGTTGCCAGTGGGGGGCGTTTGACTATTCGCAACAAGAACCACGGATCGTTGTTCATTATTCTGATATGATGGGGCTTCCTGGAGCGAGCGACGCCGTGAAAGCATTTCAAGAAGAAGATGCAGACTTTCACCAGATCGTTGCTGATATGGCTGGGATACCGCGCAAACAAGCTAAGAACATTAACCTTGGTTTGTTTTATTCGATGGGCGTAACTAAACTATCAGAAAGCCTTGGACTAACCCTTGACGAAGGTAAAGAGTTGTTTGCTCAATATCATGCGCGAGTACCGTTTGTAAAACAACTATCAGAGAGGGCAGTACAGAGGGCTTCAAAACAAGGAAGTATTCGTACGCTTCTAGGAAGACGGTGTCGGTTCGATAAGTGGGAACCAGCACAGTTTGGTACACGTAAAATCATGGATCATAAAACAGCATATGCAGAACACGGTAATGCAATCAAAAGAGCATTTACCCATAAAGCTATGAATCGTTTGATCCAAGGAAGTGCGGCAGATATGACTAAGAAAGCCATGAAGATGTTGTACGATGAAGGTATCGTTCCGCATATCCAAGTACACGATGAATTAGATTTTTCTATCGAATCAGAAGAACAGATCACTAAGATAAAAGAAATTATGGAACAGTGCGTAGAGTTGTCTGTTCCTATCAAAGTAGACGTTGACTTAGGACCAAACTGGGGAGACGCTAAAGAAATAGAAAAGGTAATTAGCCATGCAGAAAGCACAAGAGGATGGACAAGAGGACAAGAAGCAAACTACGCTGTGCAAAAGATGTAAGTCTAGTTTAGACGTTACATATGTAGTTGACAGTCGCACTCATAAAGGTGTCGTAAGAAGACGAAGACGGTGTCGACTGTGTGATACAAAAATCTATACAGAAGAAAAAATTATAGCTGTTGGAGAAACACCTTGGTCTGCTCGTAGAGGTAAAAGATCTGAAACACCTGTCCCTAAGTTGACTCGTAAAAAAAGTTTAAAACCAAAACCTAAAGAAATAATCAACGAACCAGATTTCGATAAGATGACAGATGAAGAGATTGAATCTTGGATAGTTAACCAAGAGTAGTTTCAGCTTTTTGCGGTTTATTGATTACGCTTTGCTACTTATAATAAATTATTACTTAAATATTAGGAGCAGACTATGTCAGGAGCAGACGACGATATTAAAATGTCTCCGCAGGTTGCTATAGCGTTATGGCGAGCCTTACGAGATGAGGATCGGTCAGAAGCTGATCTTCTTGCGGCTGTAATTATAGGTAATAAGTACGAGCCTATATTCGAGGATCAGGAGGAGACTCTTGATTTCTATAGAGAGTTTCTTATAACACAGGGGTTTTTAGAAGAAGTACCCACTGCTCATTAATTTCATAGAAAGGAGAAAAAATGAAAGATTCTTATTTAGTATCATATGAGTTAGATTATCGTTTACGTCAGTACGAGGCTTGTATACGAGGCTATCAAAAGTGTTTAGAGTTCATGCGTGATAATATGAAAAAAGCCCGTGAGCGTCGTGTATATCAACAGCTAACCGATGACCATTATTATTGGCATTTTAACAATATTAACACTTGGCATAATATGGCTATGGGTTGGTATCGTACTGCACAGTGCCATAAACAGGCCATAGTTTTTATGTGCGAGAGTAAACATTTCGATACTGAAGCGGATAAACTTTATGCATGAGTACGAAGATGACGAGGCGTATGAGTTACGCCTCGCTCGCCGCCAATGGCTTGACCCAGAAAGGAAGGAAAAAATTATGGGTAAACTCAAAGAATTAGTCTTTAATTATGATCTTATGGACGCCCAACAAATATTTGGTGTCATTAGTCAGTGTAACTTATTAGGTTTTGGTCACGCTGATTATCCTAATCTCGAAAACTTCTTTGGACCACCACCGATCGGTGAGGATGCGGTATTACCTGATCCTGTCGTAGAATATGATCAAGCTGGTAATAAGTGGCATATTCATCATGCTGATCCTAGCCGTGCTATGCAGTTTTCTGTCCTTCGTCCTTTACGTGCATCTAAAGAACATGCAAACATAACTTGTGCGTGGGGGATGCTTTGGGAAGATAAACAGGCTATTGTTATTCATGACTTAAACCCTGCTACCGATCGTTATGAAGATAATAAGCATTGGCATATTACTGGCACTCGTGAGGGATGGTCTCGTATTAATCATTGCTTTACAGAGGAGATGTGTGTTAGACTAGAGGCAGTGGAAATATTAGGCTGATATTTTCATAGATCCTCCCTTAAAACTATGGACGGCTCAACGAGTCGTCCATTTTTTATTTTAATGACTCAACATAAGTTTCATAGTTTTGTAGTTAAATTCCTTACTATTGTAGTATATACTATAATATAGTTGTAATTTGGGATAGAGGTAAATATGACAAACACAGAGAGCCATAAATCTGTAGCTGTTGACATTGCTACTTATAATATTTTATTAAAAGCCGCTGATCAAGAATGCCGTACTGTTGCCATGCAAATAAAATGGTTAGTTCGTAATTCTAATGCTGGGTCTCCTAAACCTGCAGAAGTTCCTATCATCAGTGAGGTGGTTAAACGTCGTAAAAAGCGTGTTGGTAAGAAGAGTATGAAAGCTATAACGACTAACCCTGAGACACAGTTAAATAGATGCCTTCTTAAATTTGCTTCAGGTTTAACATTGTGTAGTAAAGATTTTGAAGATATCCTTGGTAAAGGTAGGGATGCTTCAGGTGATTTGTATGCTCTTGCTAAACGTGGTGATATTAAACGGCTCGGTAATACTCAGCCATATTATTATCAGTTAACCCCAGTTGGTGCGACTCGGATAAAAGATATTCAAGCGAGGTTGGAGGAATAATATGAGACAGTCTGATCGTAGGCATGGATCGCCATATGATCGTGGCTCGGCCGATCGTTATTACGGTCGGCCAGCTAACCCTCATTTTTATGCAGGAGATACTTACTCTTCTGATAGGTTTGATATTCATACTATGACTCAAGAAGAGATCGACGAGTATCATAGAGGATATAATGAGGAAGAAGGCCAAAAAGATTGGGGTGGTGAAGAGACCGACCCAGAACCAATTAATTGGAGTGTAGTATGAGTACCTGTCCAGCTGATCTTGCTAAAGCTGTTCATTCTATGACATATGAGGAGATTGATAGTTTTGTTACAGAGATGTTCAAACGTAGTGACCTTCTTCCTTATATCTTTAGTAAGGCGATTTATTGTAACCTCAAGAAAAGGGAGGCTATCGAAAATGGAGTGTTGTATATGTCACGGGAAGATCGAGACGCACATCCATCCTTCGACGGGTAAACCGTATTGGACTCAAGGCCATAATGCGTTGCCTGTAAAGGATGGTAGATGTTGTGATAATTGTAACCAGTTTGTCGTGCTTCCTACCCGATTAAAACATATTGAGTTTTTTATTAACGGGCAGACTAATGATGATAGTTTTCACACTATTAAAGAAGAGGTTGTTGATAAACTATTAGATAACCTTGAAGAAGTTGTCGATAAACTAACTGATAGGAGAAAAGACAATGCGCAGTCGTTTAATCCGTCTTCATCTTGATAGTATCTCCCCACGTCCTAGACGTATCAAACTATCAACAGCGTTAGGTTTGGTATTGCTTGGTTTTATTCTTACGTTGCTCGGTCTAGCTATTTACGCAAATTATTTTTGGAATATAGAGATCGAAACCCAAGCACGGTTTATTCCCATCAGTATTTTGGTATAGTATTCATTTTTATTGTTTACTATAATAATAAAGTAAGAAATATATTTGCACAGAAAGGACAGCAAATGAGATATTCAGCACAAATTTATATGCATGGTAAACACGGTCAGTGGTTGACCCCTATCTATCCTCGCATCGGTGATATTGGACGATACTTACGTCGTTGTTTCGATCGTAAGATGTTCGACCATCACGATGAGTCCGAGATAAAAGAGATCGTTGTTTTAAAAGCACGTCGAGGCAAGATGCCTATTATTCATGGCTATTATGACTTCCGTGACGATCGTTTAATCTTGGATCGTTCAAAGCCAGCTGATCTTAATAATCTTATGTATGGGTTGGAGTAATAGATGGAGATACTGCCTCAGTATTTTGTTATAGTAATCATTTATATTGTATACTATATTATAAAAGTAAGAAGTAAATAGTTGTCATTACTTAGAAAAGGAGAAAGATATGGCACATAATATTGAGACTATGGCTTGGGCTGGCGACGTTCCGTGGCACGGTTTAGGTGTCGAGGTTCAAGATAATTTGACACCTGTTGAGATGATGCAAGCCGCATCGCTCGACTGGACTGTTTCTAAGCGTCCTGCTTATACACTGACCGAGGCCGAGTGGCACGAGAGTGTCGCCGTAATGAACGTCGACGGTCATCATTTCCTAACTCGTGATAGCGATAACCTCATCTTATCACATTGCGGTGACGATTACGTTCCTATCCAAAACGAGCAGATCTTCGACTTCTTTAAGAAGTTTACTGAGGCTGGACACATGAAGATGGAGACAGCTGGATCGCTTCGTAACGGCTCAGAGATTTGGGGCTTGGCTAAGATATCGTCAGACTTTAAACTTGCAGGTGGTGACGAGGTCAAAGGTTACTTGCTTATTAATCAGCCACATGTTGCAGGTAAGGCTATGGTCATAAAGTTCACGCCTATCAGGGTCGTGTGTAATAATACTCTAACCATGGCTCTTGCCGATGGCGGTGCAGCGTTCCGTATGCCTCATATCCGTGAGTTCGATATGGACGTTCGTCGTGCGGCAGAGGAGGCATTGGGTCTGTCTGAGGTTCGCCGTAAGGAGTTCCAAGAGCAAGCCGAGTTCCTTTCATCAAAGCAGTTCTCTGGCGAGACCGTTATGAATTATATCGCCGAGTTGTACCAGCCCCAGCTTCTAATTGATAAAGCAAAGGCTTCAGCTGATGAGGACTTCGTCCTTCAGGAAAAGTTCTCTCGTACCGCTGAGATGGTTATGGGTGCGGTCGACCTTTCTCCAGGAGCGACACTTAAATCAGCCAAGGGTACTTGGTGGGGTGCGCTTAATGGTGTGACCTTCGTAGAGGACCACCAGCGTCGTGGTGCGGCTGAGGGTAACGCCCTTCATAGCGCATGGTTCGGTGCTGGGGCTAACCGTAAAGCCAAGGCTCTTTCAAAAGCTATTGAGTATGCCGAGGCTGCATAATTCGCTAGACCACTAGCCTGAAGAAGGATAAGACTAGCGATAGAGAGACAGTGCGTTGGGCCAGATTGGTTGGCTAGACCCTGTCTCTCGACACTTCTGATGCTGAGTAACATCTAAAACTGCTCTCCTTTCTGCCTCAGCCCCCTGATCCTACTGTCTATCAGGGGGCTGTTGGCGGGTAGTTCTCTTGTTAGACTGATTCGTAAAATAGAGTATTTTGAGATAGTATTCTCTTACGTTGTATACTATATTATAAGGGTAGGCGGGTAGCGTTCCGTCACCGACCAGCAAAGAAAGGATTAGGTCATGTTTTTATTTTACACACAATCTTCACGAGATGATTATGAGTCACTAGATCTCCGTGGTGGAGTGTTTCCTTGTAAGGAAGCTATCGCTTCAACAATTTCTGATCATCAAGAGCTTTGCGATGGTGAGGTTGATTATAATTATTATGCCCTTGATGCTAAGAAATTTGAGCTATGGCGTTTTTCTGATGGTGAAGTTTCTGTAACTAACGATGATCTTTATGTAACTGACGGTGAGTGGGTAAAGGTTAAACTGCCTATTACTCTGTTCTCATCTTTAAGCATCGATTATGAGGTGGCATAATGTGGGCTTATTATACTGAAACAAATCAGCTTCGTACATATCAGAGCGGTGTCTTCAAGAGCCTTGAGGACATCGTTCCACAGATCAAGTTGATTACAGGCTTATGTGAAAACCTACCTGATGTTCACCTCGCTCTTAACTTGACGACTATGTCTTGGTATCACTACGACGATAGCGAGTGGTCGTGGATCGGTGACTCTGTATTCCAACAAAAGTAGTTGACGTGTTGGGGGCTTTTGCCCCCAATGCTATTCCTACAGGTTTGAGTGACTCACTCACGTAAACCTCCATCATAATGTCATAATATCATAATATCTTTGTAAGTGGTTCTTTAACCTTGGTTTGTTGATATGATATCGTGTTTACAGGTTATGATAACAAGATAACGATAAGCCGTCGTGGGTCACTTTTGCTTCACTAAATACATTGTTTACTGGAAATATACATTGTTGCGGTGGGTAAGATTTGCTGGTATGTTTACTTTGTTAAGTACATGGAGACAGCTTGTTGGCTACTGAAGTAACTACATTGGAATCCCTTGAGTATACGCCCGTCGCACCATCAGAGTGCGGTAACTACTGGGTGACTCCTGATGGTAAGAAACACCGTCCTCTCTCGCCACGTCATAAAAAGTTCTGTTCGCTGTATGTACAGGGTATGTCTGGAGCTGAGGCCGCTCGCAAATCTGGTTTCACAAAACACAAATTTGGTGCGAAAGCGCAAGGCTCTGCTCTACTTCGCAGAAATCCTCTCATCGCTAATCATATCATCGACCTGTTGAAAAAAGAGATCGAGCGACAGAATGTTTCTATGGAGTCGCATCTTACTGAACTTTCCCGTCTGCGTGATGAAGCTGTTGATTCAGGGCAAATATCCTCGGCTATTAGTGCAGAGATCTCGAGAGGTAAAGCGGCAGGGTTGTATATTGAGAAGAAGGAAGTGACCGTCAACAAAGTCGAAACGATGTCTGATGAAGAGCTAAGATCAAAGTTACAGGATTTGTTGGACGGTGGCAATATGAAAGTAGTGAACCATGTATCAAACGGAGAAGAAACTTTATCAAGCATTGAAGACCAACTTGACCAAGGTTCATTGGCAGAGGATCGAGACGGGAGCATTACAGCAGGGAGTTCCTGATGTCAATGCCTGTTATCATGGTACAGAGTTTTGGCTTGAACTTAAATGTACATCTACTGATACTGTTTCACTGACTCCGTTTCAATGTTCATGGCACATGCGTCGCGCATCAGTTGGGGGTAGGTCATGGATACTAGTCGCCCATTCAAAACACAATGTTTTGACGCTTCATCGTGGAAGTGATGCTCTGAGGTTATTGGACCATGGGGTTTCATCATCTACTGCATTCTCATACCATGCGCCGATTGATTGGCCTCAGTTTTTGCATGATGTTTGTTTGACTGACCGACTGACTGATTGATTGACTGCAGTTCCAACCATTCATAATTTTGTTTATTTTGTACTTTACTTCTTCCTCTTACTATACTATATTATAATCATGGTTAAGGCGGTCGCCTAGCCAGCTGCTCACAGTCAAGAAAGGACATTATTATGACTGCAGTTTCTAAGAAGAAGGCTACTTCAAAAAAAGCCACTGTTAAGACAGCTTCTGCTACTTTGAAAGTTGTTGACCCCGCTGGTAACTCTGGCATCCCTGCTCCAGCTCCTAAAGGTTTTGACGGTCGTAAGATCAAGCTTGTTGCTTTGTCTAAAGAAAATCGCCGTTTGCCTAATCAGGCCGTTGTTGTCTTGAATACGCTCAAGGCTCTCGGTGCTGATAAGAAGCCCGTCACTCAGGCTGAGCTGATTGGTGCCATGCTTGAAAATGGTCTCAAGACTGTTCAGACACCAAAGCGCATTTATACATTCTACCGCAAGGATTTGTTGGAAGAAGGTTACATCGCATACGCATAAGTCAGCGAGGGCGGTCATCATTTGACCGCCCTTTCTTCATCCCCGTCGTTTGCCTGACTGACTGACTATGTACTACCCTTCATCATCATTTGAAAAACAACAACCGCAGCGCAATCAAAAATCAAAGATTTTTGACCAAGGTCTTTTGATTGATTGACTCTTTGTTTGATTGACTCGGGCTGACAACTCTGACTATTTTGCTGTAGCTTTCGTAAGCGTTGTATACTATACTATAATAGTAACTAATTATAGAAAGGAAGATAGTTATGAATATGCCAAAACCAAAGACCCCCGAACAACAGAAGGCAGAAGCACTAGAAACTTATGCAAAGACTTTTAGCTTTGCGGTTGAAGTCTTAGAGTTTCTCTCTAAAACTAAAGGTGGGGTCTTTGCTAAGACCTCTGTAAGTGCTGCTTGGTATCACGATGGTTCTTTTGAGCGTGTTATGTATGACCCTGATTTGGCTGTCGATGATCAGTTGCCGTTGTGTCCAACTGCTGAGTCGTATGCCGAAGGGTCTACGTTCGGTTCTACCATGGGTCTTATGTCTCCCCAAGACGTGTCTGACTATTGGGAAATTATTCCTACTGCAAATGTGGCACCACTGTCTGGCTAATTAAATAACTTTTGGGGGCGGCTTCGGTCGCCCTCTCTCATCATCTCTCCCCTCTTCATCATCATATGTTTGCCGTGCGCATGCGTCAGTATTCGCTCGATTGATATTGACTGTCTTCGTTCTTTGATTGACTGACTCGCGGTCGTGTGCGTGTTTTAGGCGTGTAAATTAATTTACGTTTTATGTTATTTTTTACTTTACTATAGTAAAAAAGTGCTATATAATTAGGGTATAAGTTAAATAGCTAACACAGAAAGGACTAAGCTATGACTAAAATTTCTAAGCCTACTACTAACGCTACCGTAACCCCTACCGTTAATAAAGCGTCTGTCGCGCGGTGCGGTATCCCCGCCCCTACCGCTAACGGGCGCGGTAATTTAAAGGTGTCCTTAACTAAGGACGTAAAAGCTAACTTAGCGGCGTTAGATAAGCCGCTACCCGCGCAGGCGCAGGCTATTTTATACGTACTAGACCAGCTAGGCGGTACGGCCACACAGGCGGACTTAATTAAAGAGTTAGATACGGGCGAGGTATTAAGTACCGTACAGGGTGCTACCCGTATCGTTACTTTTTACCGTAAAAAGCTTATAGCGGCTAACTTAATAAAAGTAGGCTAACGGCCTAGCGGCTAGGGGCTAACGCCCCTAGCTAACGCAAATTTGAGTCCCTAGCCGTTAGCGTTACGGCTAGGGGTTTTTTATACCCCACACCCATAAAACCGCGCCCACACATATAGAAAGTCACAAGGCATAACGCTGTTACGAGATATGCCCAAAATTCTTGAATCAGGAACCTTCTACCCCACTCCCATAAAATAGTAAGAAGGTCAAGGAACCTTCTACAGGGGATTTTGTTTTGCGTAAAAATGATATATGTTTATGCTGAGTTTATATTTATCTAAAACAAAGTTGAGATGATGAACACTCCAGGTGATAGAAGCGGCGGTTTTGGTGATCGTCCTGATACAGGTTCCCCCGCCTCTTCTTTGGGGTCAAGTGGTAGATCTTATAGTGTTGAGCCTTCAAGCAACAATCAAGTTGGCAGTAGCGACGAGGGTGATAATAATCAACCGATGAGCCAAACGGCTTATAATAAAGCTCAAGGTATTACTGCAACAAACCCTTATGGTAATCAAGGTTTCTTTAGTCGAGTTTTTGGAATCGACCCATCGAAAATTTCGTATACAAACTTATTATCGCAAGATCAAATAAATAAGATTGCGGCTAATCAGTATTCGAAATATCGAAACCCATTTAACGATCCTAGTCAACCAGCATATAATCCTAATTTTGCTTCTGGCGATATGGCGTCGGGTATTTTACGTTCAGGTGTGCGTACAGGTCAAAAGGTTATTGATCCAAGAACAGGACAAGAAACAACCGTAGAATCATTTCGTGCGCCAATGGGTTTAGCTGATACAGCTGCATCTTTAGCGTTAGGGGCTAATATTCCTATTGTAGGTTCTGCGTTAGCGGATGTAGGAACACGGGTAAAAGGTCTAGAAGGTCAACCGCCGACGATTGATGGTCAACAGGCGACTGAAAGAGGTAGTTCACTTTTATCAGGTATTCTTGGTCCAGCTGTTGAACAATTAACAACAGGTGGTGGAAGTGGTCGTCTTTTAGATCAAGTTATGCAAACAGCATCAAATTTATTTAATCGACCTCAAGAAACAAAAGTTGAACGAGCACCTGCATCAGATAAAAATAAAGCAGATGAACTTATTCGTGATACGATTCGCAATACCGCTCAAGATAGGTTTACATCAGGTCAGCCGTTTGATTTAGACCAACCAACACCATCAAGGTTCCAAAGTCGTCCAGAAGTTAATTTACAAAGAGGACCGAAAACGATTCAAGATCCAACTTCGGCAGTTCCTTCTCAAATAGAAATTAATCAAAGACCGTTACAACGTGATCAAGGAATTATGGATGCTTTAATGGGTGGCGCACGTGACGGTGTTAATCCTCCATCGGTTGCGGGTTTAGCTAATATACCAACGCAACAAGTTGCAGACGCATCGACTTCTGAATTTTTAAGTAGGGGTGCGGCTAATACTATAAACGATATTCTCGAAACTTTTCAAAAAGGACCAAGACCTGTTGACCTTGGTCCAGGACAATTAAAGTTTTCAATAGACCCGTTTGGCGAAGAAAAAAGTATAGGCGGTACATATACTATGCCTGTTCAAGATTTAGGGTTAGGTAGTTTATTATCGCAAAACCAAGCTCAACAACCAGCTAGTGACGCATTCCAAATAGCTGATACATCAATGCTTGGTAATTTTATGAAACAAGGTAATTTAAAAAGTCAAGGTGGAGGCTTCTTTGGTAGCGATAAAGGTGGTGCAAGATACTATCAGTTTGGCACTAAAGGTTCAAGTAGACCCTCTAGGTCTTCCAGCGGCGACGGTAACGTTTTTGATAAAATGTTACAAATGTTTAAATTCGATCCTAATCGAGGTGCTGGAAAGTTCGGCTAATGTCAGAAGTCCGTCCTCGTAATATTGACACATCTGGTATATTAAAGTTAATGCGCTCTGGCGGTGATTTCGCTCGTCTATTTGACGATGGTCCGAAAGCAAGCCCTACAGATCCTATAAAAATGTACCGTGGAGAAGCGTTAAGAAAAACTACTGAAACGTTAGTTCCTGACGAATTAGTTGGTAAATTTAATACTCCTAATCCTAAAAAAGCAAGAAAATATCCTGAAGATTTTGCTCTTGGTGGTAAAATTACAAGGTCGTTTGAAACAACAGCGGAAGATTTATTAAGAAACGCACATAAAGCACATATGTATCATGGTAAAGTTGCTTTAGATTTAAACCTTGCTAAAGGTGTACCTTCAGATAAAGCATCTTCATTATTTGCGGAGTATGCAAACGAAGTTGACGATTTCTTTGTTAAAGAATTTAAAGATTTAAAAGAAGGCCGTATGTCAAAAGAACGGCTTATGCAACTTGCGATGACGTCTATGGACGAAGGTATATTCGACCAACGTGGCAAGATCGATGTTTCAGAAACATTTAAACGTGGTAATATTCCTGTAGCCGCTAGTGTAGGTATTGGTCGTTTATCAAAAGAAGCACTGCCTTATTTACTAAAGGGTGCGGGTATTGCAGCTTTGCCCTTAGATCTTGTTTTAGGTGCGAATAAAACAGGAACGGACCCCCAAGAAGAAATAGCTCAAGCTATGGGAATAAGTCCAAACTTATTATATAATATGCCAGAAGAAGAATTTGCCCAAATAGAATCAATGTTTCGCCAGACTATGGCGGCTAGGGCTAAACAAGACAGTGCAGATGCTCAATCGATTGATGCGACAGTACCATAATGGAAGCTCAACTAAAACCATATGAACCAACTTTTCGTGAACGTTCGACTACGGTTCTTGCTAATTTCTTACGTGATAAACTTGGTGTTAATAATTATAAATCGTACGATATCGCACGAGGAATAATGGGTGATGAAAATGCATCATCTATGTTAGAAGCGTTAGGAGTAGCTGATTTTACACCTGCTGGTGCATTATTTGGTGGTCAAGAAGGAGCGAGAATGTATCAGCGTTCCGACGACCTTTTAGGAAAAGGTATAGGAGCAGGTACTGTAGCAGTAAGTGCGCTCGAAGGTCTTGGACCTTTAGGTCTTGCAATTAAAACTGGAAGAAAAGTTTTACCGAAAGCTGTTAAACCAGACGAACCTGATAAAGGACGGCGAACTGTTGTAAAAGGATTAGCAGCATTACCTGTTGCTGGTTCAGTAGTTGCTAAAGGTATTGCTGATTTACCAATAGGTACAGCATCTAAAATAGCAAAAGCCGTACCGAATGTAACAGGGTCTAAATTATTAGACGGATTACCTTTTGTACAAAATCAACTTAAAGATGTTTTTTATCTTAGACTTGATTCTCCAAAACCAGATTTACAAGGGTTATATCACTTAGATTCAATAAAAACAGAATTAGAAGAACTAGCAGGTATGCCAAGATTTCCTGGACCGTCTCTTAGAAACAAAGAAGAACTGTTAGATAAACCTTTAGACGATTTTCTTCCGAGGGTGCAAGACGATAAAAGAGAACTTGTTGAAGAGGTTGTACGTGAAGGGTATGCAATGGATATTCAATCTCCAATTACTTTTGAATTAATTGAAGATTTTATACAGCAAAACCCTGGAATGACTTTACGGAAAGCTATAGAAAAAATAGATACTGAAATTAATACCATTCTTAAATCTAAAGATATGGAGCTTTCTGACTTAGATTTATCTTCAGGATATTTAGTCGATACAGAAATGCAAATAGAGCTAGGTGCAAACCGCCCAGTATATATGGGTGCGCCAATGAAAAATACAGATCCTGATAAAACTTTTCGTGTAGGAGATGTAAGTGAAATGTTTTAAGATAGTTAGGTCTAAAAATGTTAGATAACTTAGACCTTTCACACCTCCCTAGAGAAAAACAAGAACTCGCTTTTATTCTTGCTGAAGAATTACAACAGCGTGAAACTCGTAAATTAGCTCGTGATGATTTTCTAACTTTTGTTAGAACAATGTGGCCGTCGTTTATTGAAGGTGCGCATCATCGCAAAATGTCACAAACGTTTAATCGTATTGCTAGGGGTGAATTAAAACGTGTAATTATTAATATGGGTCCACGACATTCGAAATCAGAGATGTCGTCGTATATGCTTCCATCTTGGCTCTTGGGTCTTAAACCTGACTTAAAAATAATTCAAGCGACACACACAGGCGAACTTGCTGTGCGTTTTGGTAGAAAAATTCGTGATCTCGTAGATACAGAAGAATATAAAAGGATATTTGAAAATGTGGCATTGCGAGCAGATTCCAAGGCCGCTGGACGGTGGGAAACATCCAAGGGTGGAGAATATTTTGCGGCTGGTGTCGGAGGGGCTATTACTGGTCGTGGTGCTGATGTACTTATTATTGACGATCCGCACTCGGAACAAGACGCAATGTCCGAAACCGCAATGGAATCAGCCTACGAATGGTACACGTCAGGTCCAAGACAGCGTCTCCAACCAGGAGGAACAATCATTTTAGTCATGACTCGATGGTCTAAAAAGGACTTGACGGGTCAATTATTAAAAGCACAAGCCCTTGATCCTAAAGCAGATCAATGGGAGGTCATAGAATTTCCTGCTATTATGCCTTCTGGCAACCCCTGTTGGCCTGAATTTTGGAAAATAGAGGAATTAGAGGGTATTCGTGCGTCATTACCGCATCAAAAATGGTCTGCACAGTGGATGCAAGAGCCAACAGGCGGTGAAGGAGCGATAATTCAGCGTGAATGGATAAGAAAATGGGAAAAAACTAGCCCCCCAGTAGCTGAATATATCATACAAAGCTATGATACAGCGTTTTTAAAGTCAGAAAAAGCCGATTTTAGCGCAATTACGACTTGGGGCGTCTTTTTAAACGAAGATGACGGTCAATATAATATAATTTTGCTTGATTCTATCAAAGATCGGTTCGATTTTCCTGAATTAAAACGTGTTGCGCACGAAAATTATATACATTGGGATCCTGATTCAGTTATTATCGAAGCAAAGGCATCAGGTTTGCCTTTAACTCAAGAATTACGGGCGATGGGTATACCTGTACAAAATTATTCGCCTAATAGAGGCAATGATAAGATTGCTAGGACAAATGCTACTGCCCCTATGTTTGAATCAGGACTTGTTTGGGTTCCAGAAACTAGGTTTGCAGAGGAGTTAGTAGAGGAATTATGTGAATTCCCCAATGGAGATCATGATGATCTGGTGGATTCGACCACTCAAGCACTCCTCAGGTTTAGACAAGGTGGGTTTATTCGGCAACCTACGGATTATGAAGACGAGGAACTGGAATATAAACTCAAAAAATTTATGTATTATTGAGGTAGTTTACGATGGCTGTTGAAAAATCGATTGCGCAAATAATAAGCGAAGCCCCTGTTGAAACAGAAGTTGAAGTAGAAACAACTTCCGAAGACCAACTACCTTTGTTTGAAAGTGACGATACCGTTATGTTAGAAGACGGTAGCGCAATCGTCGGTTATGTAGAGGATGAAAACGAATTAGGTGGTGATTTTTACGCTAACCTAGCAGAGGAGATGGATGAGGCTGATCTTCAAGACCTAGCTTCTGAGTTAGTTGAATCTTATAAAGATGACGTAGAATCTAGACAAGAATGGCTAGAAGGCTATACAGATGGTCTAGATTTACTTGGTATTAAGACAGATGACCGCGAAGAACCATTTAGAGGGGCTTCTGGTGTTTATCACCCGCTATTAGCAGAAAGTGCAACACAGTTTCAAGCAGGTGCATATAAAGAATTGCTTCCACCAGGAGGACCAGTACAAACTCGTATTGTAGGTTCAGAAACTAAAGAAGTTTTAGAACAATCAGAACGTGTTCGTAATTATATGAATTTTTTAGTTTTGGATGTCATGGAAGAATTTGACCCAGAACTGGATCAAATGTTATTTTATTTACCTCTATCGGGGTCAACGTTTAAGAAAACGTATTATGACCCTGCATTAAAAAGACCAGTAAGTAAATTTGTAAATCCTGACGATTTAGTTGTTGCTTATACTGAATCTAGCTTAGAAGCAACGTCTCGTTTTACGCACGTTGTTACTATGAACGCTAATGACGTAAGAAAACTTCAAGTTTCTGGGTTTTATCGTGATACTTTAGTTTTAGCTGACGAAGTCGACGATACGGATACTTCAGAGGATAAAGTACAAGAATTAACAGGTTTTCGACGCAATATCCAGTCTAACGACATGGTAACATTGTTAGAAATGCATGTTGATCTTGATATTCCTGGATATGAAGACCAAGATGAAGAGGGCGAAGAGACAGGCATAGCTGTTCCGTATATCGTTACGATACACGAAGATACTATGGATATTTTGTCTATACGTCGTAATTATAGACAAGACGACCCTACCAAGACTAAGATAAGATATTTTACACACTATAAGTTTCTTCCAGGACTTGGGTTTTATGGGTTTGGGTTGATTCATATGATTGGCGGTTTAACTAAATCAGCTACGTCTATTTTACGTCAACTTATTGATGCAGGTACATTAGCTAATTTACCAGCTGGATTTAAAGCAAGAGGGCTTCGTGTTCGTGATGAAGACTTACCTCTTCAGCCAGGAGAATTTCGTGACGTTGATGCTCCAGGAAGTTCTATTCGTGAAGCAATTATGCCTTTACCGTATAAAGAGCCGTCAAGCACCCTTCTCCAGATGCTTGGGGTACTTATTGATAGTGGCCGACGTTTTGCGTCCGTCACCGATCTAAATATCGGCGAAGGTAGTCAAGCTAATCCTGTTGGTACAACTGTTGCCCTTCTTGAGCAGGGAACAAAAGTTCTTAGTGCAATACATAAAAGATTACATTTTGCACAACGTCAAGAATTAAGAATTTTAGCAGAAGTTGTTAAAAATTATCTACCTGCTGAATATCCGTACCAGATAGAAGGTTATGACGCAAATGTAAAAACAGACGATTTCGATGAACGTATCGATATTGTACCTGTAAGCGATCCAGCTATGTTTAGTATGAGTCAACGTGTGACTTTAGCTCAAACACAGCTACAATTAGCGCAATCTGCGCCACAATTACATGATCTACACGAAGCATATAGGAGAATGTACCTTGCGCTTGGCATCCAAAATATCGACAAAATTCTCCCACCTAAAGACGAGCTTGTTCCTAAAGACCCTGTCTCTGAAAATATGGACGCTCTTACAGGTAAACCAGTTAAAGCGTTTGAGTCTCAAAATCATAATGCTCATATTGCAACGCATAGTGCGTTTTTGCAAGATCCAAATATTCAAAAGAATGGTATCGCTCAGCAAGTTCTTATGGCGCACATGCAAGAACATCTTGCGCTTCAGTACAGGCAACAAGTAGAACAAATACTTGGTATGCCTTTACCAGCGGAAGGTCAAATTATGGACCCACAACAGGAGGCTATGCTTGCTCAGGCGACCGCCCAAGCAACACAGCAAATTAGTCAAATGGCACAACAAGCTGCAGGAACAGGTCAATTTGACCCAATCGTACAACTTAAACAACAAGAACTTCAAATACAACAACAAGAAGTTCAGCGTAAAGCGATGGCTGATCAAGCTCGTAATCAACTTGAAGCGGCTAAACTTCAGCAAGATGGTGAACTTAAAAAAGCAGAAATTTCCTCTGACGAGGATATCGCTGCACTTCGTGCAAATGTAACACTCGCTACAAAGAGGTAAAAATGGCTAACAAACGTGTAAAAGAACTTATGGAAATGTTAAGAAACACAGATGATCCTGATCAGATTGAAATTTTAAAATTTGATTTAGATGAGGCTTTAGGAAGAAAGGACGCAGGAATGAAAAAAGGTGTGAAAAAACGTTCAACTGGCGGTTCTGGAATGACTGATAAACAAAAGAAATTTGCTGCTTTAGCAGAGCCAAAAGATAAAATCACCTATGCAGATAAGATTGCGGGTGCTACAAAGAAAACTAATAAAGTAAGAAAAGCTGGCGGTGGTGCATACGGTGGCGGTAATTTTGGCGGTGATGAAGTTTTAGCTGCTAAAAGAAGCAAAGGTGGAGGTATTGCTATTAAAGGCACAAGTTTTAAAGGCACGTTTTAATGGATTTGTACACTTATCTGTTAGATAAGATTGAAAAAAGACGAATAGAAATAAGCGATACGCTTATGTCTAACGGTATTGCTAATATGGAGCAATATCACCATCTTATGGGTCAGGTTTCTGCATTTAGCGACCTTGAGTCCATAATAAAAGAAACCCGAAAAAGAATGGAGACTGCCGACGATGACTAAAAGGTTATACGTTCCTGACCATGTAATAAAGGAACGCCAAGCCGCTAACGAAGCGCAAACGCAAAAGAAAAAAGATTTATTAAATCCTGCTACTTTTGCACTTTCTGATAAAGTCGATGAAACACGACCTGCTTTAGAAAGACTTCCTAAACCCACAGGCTGGCGTATCCTCATACTTCCCTATACTCTTCCTGAGTCTACAAAAGGTGGTGTTATACTATCTGATGAAACTCGTACGAGAGAACAACTCGCTACAAATATAGGCTATGTTGTTTCTCTTGGACCAGATGCATATGCAGACACAAATAAGTTTCCTGATGGTGCATGGTGTAAAAAAGGCGATTGGGTAATGTTTGGTCGTTACGCTGGGTCACGATTTAAAATTGATGGTGCAGAGCCTCGTCTTCTAAATGATGATGAGATTCTGGCTGTTATAGATGACCCTCGTGATATTTTAGCTGTTTAGGAGTAAAAGATGGCAGAAGAAAAAGAAAAAATTGAAGAAAACGTAGAAATCGAAGTAGAAGAAGCTGAAGCTGAAGAAAAACAAGAAGAAGTTGTTGCTCAAGAAGCTGAAACAGAACAACCTTCGTCTGACTCAGAACATGAAGAATATTCTGAAGGCGTTAAAAAACGCATCGATCGTTTGACGTATAAGATGCGTGAAGCGGAACGTCGCGAACAAGCGGCATTGGAATACGCTAAAAATATAAAAGAAGAAAATGAAAAACTAACAAAAAATTATTCTGAAGCAGGTTCTGCGCTGGTTACTGAAACAAGTGGCCGCATAAAGAGTCAACTTTCAGAAGCTAAACGTGCATTAAAATTAGCTTATGAAGAAGGCGATTCTGAAGCTATGGCAGATGCACAAGAGTTAGTTGCTAAACTCAGTGTTGAAAGTGATCGTCTTTCTAGGGAAGAAGCTCAATGGAAACAAAGACAAGAAGCGCAAACCGAAACAGAAGTTGAAACCCCAAAACAGCCAGAACAGCCTCAACAGGCGGCTGCACCTGCCGATCCGAGAGCACAAAAATGGGCTTCAGAAAACGAATGGTTTGGAAAAGATGAAGGAATGACCTTTACAGCGTTCTCAATTCATCGTAAACTGATCGAAGAAGAGGGATATAATCCCCAATCTGAAGATTATTATGCTGAGATTGATTCTCGCATGCGTAGAGAGTTTCCTCATAAATTTGAGGAAGAAAAATCTGGACAACGGAAACCCGCCCAAACCGTTGCTCCTGCCAACCGAAACTCTAAAACTGGGCGCAAGACAGTTCGTTTGACTCAAAGTCAAGTGGCTATCGCAAAGAAACTCGGTGTTCCACTTGAGGAATATGCGAAACACGTGAAGGAGGCTTAAATGTCTGAAAATAGCAAGAGAACTCCTCGCGCTTCTGAAACACGTTCAAAAACTGAGCGCAGAAAACCGTGGCGACCAGCTTCATCCCTTGAAGCACCGCAACCTCCTGAAGGTTATCAATTCAGGTGGGTAAGAACAGAAATTCGTGGCGAAGAAGATCGCAAAAACGTTTCTGGTCGAATCCGAGAAGGATATGAACCTGTTCGTGCAGATGATTATCCAGACTTTGATGCTCCTACCATTGAAGATGGTAAGCATGCAGGAGTCATCGGTGTTGGTGGGTTGATGTTAACTAAAGTGCCACAAGAGATAGTAGAAAGCCGTGATGAATATTTTGCGTCGCAAACTTCTGATCAAATGACAGCGGTGGACAATGATCTCATGAAGGAACAACATCCTTCTATGCCTATTTCGAAAGATAGGCAGTCTCGTGTAACCTTTGGTGGTCCTAACACTAAGTAGGCCACATAGTTAAACCCGTAAGGAGTGGATAATGGCAAATAAAGACGCCGCTTTTGGGCTAAAGCCCGTCCGTACTTTGGGTGGTGTAGCGAACTTCACAACAAACGAGTACGATATTGCAAGTAACCATAGTAATGCAATTTTTCAGGGTTCACCTGTTATCGCTACTGCCGCTGGTGGTATCGATGTTGCAGCTGGTTCTTCCGATAAAATCGTAGGTGTTTTTCAAGGTTGTTCTTATACTGACCCAACATCTGGAGAACCTGTATTTTCGAAT